TCGTAGTTCAACACGCATGGCTACTAAGTGGGCGACGCTCGCTAAAGCTGAATTGTATCGCCGTCTCATTGAAGTTTTTGATGAGTACTTGAATTTACCGCCAGTAAGATTTCCTGAACTGAGAGTAAATACTCAAGAGGACATAGAAAAAGCCGCTGAGAAATGCCGGACTGATTGGGGATTAGGTTTTGGGCCGATCGATAACATGACTCGTCTTGCTGAAAAGCTGGGAGCATTTGTTACTTCTTTCGATTCTGTCTCTGATGATGTGGATGCGCTTTCTGTTCCTTTAAGTCGGCCATTCATTGTAAGAAATACGGCTAAAAAATCGCCATGCCGTCAGCGTTTTGATATCGCTCACGAAGTTGCGCATTTGATTTTGCATGAAGGTATTTCAACGGGGGATCGGGTAACTGAATCGCAAGCTAACCGTTTTGCATCGGCATTGCTTCTACCCCGATCGGCGATGGCAAAATATTTTCCTCGCCCAATTGGCGGTCGTATCGACTGGCAGGGGTTAAGTCAGTTTAAACTGACGTGGAAAGTGAGTAAGGCAGCAACAATTTATAGAGCCCATCAGCTTTCTCTCTTAACCGATGCTCAATATAAAACGGCATTTTTCGGTTTAAAGCGCAAGGGAGAAGCCATTGATGAGAAAGAGGATTATTTGATCCCTAATGAAAAGCCAGAGCTATTTGATAAGGCAATGAAGTTTCTCTTAACGGATCTGTCAGTTGATGTTGAGTCATTAGCCAGGCGTTTATGTATTACTCCGGCTATGTTAGCGGAGTTAGCAAACGATAGTACTTTAGATTTTGCCCCGGAAATCGCTAATGAAAATGTTGTTTCTCTGTCTGCATACCGAATGAAAACCGCTTAATTTGGTTGTGAAGAAATCCCGCTTTGGCGGGATTTTTTTATGGGAGTACGGCTGCACAATAGTGCACAAATTTGCACAATTTTTTTGATGCTGTTTATGCCCTTTTCGCCCTTTGGCGGCGCGGGCTGGCCCCGGATCGGCAAATGCACAAAAAACGAAGCGAATGTCGCGCGCAGGTGACGGGGGAACAGCCCACGCGACAGGGGTCAGGGAAGGGATGCCTTTAATTGCCATTCTCCGGCCTTTTTCGCCTTCTCCGCGCCTTTTCTCACTTCTGGATGTGTGCGGGGTAAATTGCAGATTGCGCCTGCCAGAATGGCGCTTATGCGCTCTGAGTGAGGGGTGTTAAATGCTGCGCTGAGTGGTGTTCTGGTGGTGGCCGGTTGTGCGTGGATTGAAAATTACTGAAGGAAAACCGCCGCAGGATGTGCGGCGGGTGGATCGGGCTATTCGTCTTTGAGCAGAGCGTAGGGATTAAAGCGGATCACTTCCTGACCGAGCCAGTCATTGACGCCCTTCATTGCTTCCATCACGGGCAACATTTCGTTGATGGCGAAGACGCGCGCGGCCTTCTCAACATCACCAAGCGAGCCGTTGCCTTCCGGCATTGCGCCCATCAGCTGCGGCGGGATGCGGTGAGCGTCGCGCAAATCGTTGCGCGTTGCTGATTTGATGTTAAGAAACTCATCCTTTGCCGATATCTGGCTGAACGGCAACAGTTGCACGCCGTCCTTGCCGCCGCCCGGCGCGTGGATCAGCACGTTTTTGAAGGAGCCTTTCCCTCTGGCCTGCGACAGCGTTTTTTGCACCACCTTTATGCTTTCCTGATCCACCTTCTCCGAACCGACATAGAGAATACATCCGGCATGGGATCCGTTGTCGTAATAGAGTTTGCGGAACTTATCGGCGGAATGTGACAGGCTGGCGGACAGCAGCGCCCCCATGTATTCCGGCATACCGTAGATCTCCTGATGAATATCCGGGTTCATGATGTGGCAGACCTGACCCGCCTTAAACTCGTATTCATCTTTCCACTGTCGGATAAACCAGTAGGTATCAAGGTCGCTACCCCGCCGCGTGTTCAGCGCCGGAATATGCTGGAGTCTGAGCGGAGCACCAAGAAGGTTAGAGCGACGTTCAAGATAGGCATTACCAAAGACAAACCAGTCCAGTGCAAACGCAGAAAAGGCCTGCCGCGAGAGTAGCGGATGAGGGATATAGCACCCGGTCAGCACATTACGTTTGAAGTAAAGCGCCGACTGATGCAGCGGGGATTGTGTGAATGCACGGGTCAACCCTTTCCAGTCAATTGGCGTTTCATAGTACCGGCCATTATCGACGCAACACATGCTGTCCAGCAGATCATAGCCGTCTGTTACTGAATATGGCCCGTCAAACGTGAAGGCGCTGAGCGCCGGATCGCTTCTGAGCGCGTCAGAGATATCAGGCTGTCCGGTACTGCCACTGCTGGCGGTGTAATTGTTTTTGTATGTGCGCTTCTTCATCAGAACTCCATAGCAAACCCGCCGTTACCACTTTCCTGGCCCAGCGGTTCGTTAATAATGGCGAGCATATTCGCCCAGGCTAAATCACCGTGGCTGACGCCGCGCGAGCGGTCAGTGTCATAGGTGATGAATCCGCCAGGCGTCTTTACCTTGCGAACAGAGTTAAAGGCGTTGATCAGGGCGCGTTCGCTGCGGTCATATTCCCAGCGACCAGCGCGGATCAGCTGTAGCATTTTCAGCACCAGGGCGCGCTTAGACGTCATTGACATGGTGTAGGGCATCGCCATCGGGAAAAACTTCTTCACTATCTGGTAAACGGCCTCACCGTTACCGCCCGTCACGTCAATGCCGACATGCTGTACGTTATATTTGAAGGTAAAGTTTTCGATAACTTTCGCCTGCTCTTCAAATTCAAGGCCGCGCACCTGTTCCGTTTCCACCGTGCGGAATTTACCGCCCGGCACCAGTGGCGGCACCACAACGCAAATCGCGCCGCTGTCACCGTTGCCGCTGCTGCCGTTGGCGTCATAGCCTACCCATACCGGGCGATTACCCATCGGCCTGGGCGCAAAAGGTTTCCAGTCCGGCCATTCGTCGTAACCATCTGCCCCGCAGCCAATCAGGGCGTTAAGGTTGAAGGCTGACTCGCCGTCGCGGACGAACTCGCACATGTAAAGATTGCGGAATTCATCCTCGCTGTTTTCATCCTGAATCTCTTCAAGGTCGGTATACTCCCAGCCATGTTCAATCACATCCTTCAGAGTGACAATCTGACGCCACGTTTTATCCGGGCATAACAGCCCGCTGTTCAGCGTTTTCCAGCCCACATCAAACGCTTTGCGCTGTGCCTTCGGGCGTTTCTCATTCCAGCGATCGCCCGTCCAGAACGGGTAAGCCTCATGGGTCTCACCTGACGGCGTGGAAAAATAGGTACGCGTCAGCCCCTTCAGGGTTGCCATCGCCCCCGCAACCTTTCGCAGGTTGGTGAAGTTGCTGACCCAGAAAAATTCGTCAAACTTCAGGTTGCCCGTATACGACTGCGCCGTTGCGGCAGAGGTGCCGAGAAAATGCAGCTCTGCGCCGTTGCTTAGCACGATTTTGTCACCGCCCTTAAGTTCAACGTCTACCTCTTCCGCCACCTTCTGAATGAACCCCCTGAACTGGTGCGCCTGACGGCGGGATGCAGACAGAAATATCTGGTTGCGCTGGTACGGGTATTTCACATCATCGCGCAGCGCATCAAGCAGCGCCTCGCGAGCAAAATACCAGGTCGCGCCGATCTGCCTCGACTTCAGGATCATACGGTTTCGGTGGTGGCGTTGCTCATACCAGCCGCGCTGGTGCCACGAAAGCGAATCAACTATTTTCTCCCGCAGCGCGACGATCTGTTCTTCGGTGAAGTGATTTTTCAGCTTGCGCTTACGCGGCTTTTTGCCCGTGCCAGCCCCTGCCGGTTGTCCGTCAGACAGTTTTTTCAGTTGCCGGGTCAGCAGGTCAATCTCTTTGAAGTCTCCCCCGGTCTTGTCTTTCTTGTCCGTGAGCTGGATGAGGCGGGCGTCCATAGACTGACTGACCCGCTGAACAGGCGGTGTTTCGTCCCATTCATCGCGTTTCTTCCAGGCGTAAACTGTGTTCTGATTAATTCCCATCAGGCGCGCAATCTCCGCTGGCGGGTAGCCCTGCCAGTAAAGTTGTTTTGCCCTCTGACGTACAAAAGCGTCCTGTATCATCTGCCCTCCACCGTTTATGGAGTGAAGATTACCCCGCGCGTGATCCCGCTATCGCCCCCTTTATGGTCTGGCCGTTCCCCGACAACAAAACCTCGTTGAGACAGCAAGTTACGCTCTGCCATCATGGCCGTACAGAAACCACTCAACAGGATTATCGACATGGCCAGCGCAGCTAAACCAGCCCGTAAGAAATTCCGCGTTGCTGTCTCGGGTGCCACCGTTGACGGGCGTGAAATTCGCCCGGAGCACCTTCGTGATGCAGCAGCAAACTACAGCCCGGACGTGTACGGCGCACGCGTCAACGTGGAGCACTATCTTTCGCCGTTTCCCGGAAGTGATTTCGGCGCGATGGGGGATGTGACGGCGCTGAGTGCTGAAGATATCAGTGAAGGCCCGCTCGCCGGGCGGACCGCTCTTTACGCCGAGATTGAACCTTCTGAGCGCATGAAGAAGCTGACGGAAGAAGGTAAGAAAATTTACTCCAGCATTGAACTGCACCCGCAGTTTGCGCTTAACGGCAAGGCGTATGTCATGGGGCTGGCGATGACCGATACCCCGGCGAGTCTCGGCACCGATCGCCTGAAGTTTGCCGCGCAGCAGCGTCAGCAGGTTATGTCCTTCAACAATCAGCAGGGTGAAGCCCCACTGTTCACCGATGCCATTGAGGCTGAAATTATCGAACTGGCTGAGCAGCGCAGCGATGAAGGTAAGCAGTGGTTCGGGCGCGTCATGGGGATTATCGGCAAAGGCCGCAAATCTGACGGTGAACAGTTCAGCCAGGTGCGTGAGGCCGTGGAGAACGTCGCGCAGTCCCATGCCGATCTGCTGGACAGCTTCAGTGATCTGAGTCGCGACCGTGAGCAGGACAGCCAGGCAATCCGGAAGCTGACCGCCGACCTCGCCGCACTGACCAGCAAGCTGGGAAGTACAGACGCCAATTTCAGCCAGCGGGAACCCGCGAGCGGTGGCGCTAACGCGCAGCTGGCTGATTACTGATATCCACAACGAGAGCAGAGAATATGGAAAACACTACCCGCCAGCTGTTTGATCAGTACATCGCCCGGCAGGCACAGCTCAACGGCGTATCCACCGCCGCTGTTGCTGCAAAATTCGCTGTAGATCCGACGCGTCAGCAGCGCCTAGAGCTGGCCGCACAGCAGGATGATTCATTCCTGAGCAAAATTAACGTGTTTGGCGTCAGTCAGCAGATCGGACAGAAAGTCCTGTTCGGCAGCAAAGGCCCGATGGCTGGCGTAAACAACAGCGTCACCAGTCGCCGCAACCCTGGCTCAAATCATTCAATGGAGCCGTTCGACTACATGTGCCGCAAGGTCAACTATGACTATGGCCTCAGCTATGAACAGCTTGATGCGTGGGCGCATATGCCGGAGTTCCAGCCGCTGATCAGCAAGGCAATGGCCCGCCAGATGTCGCTTGACCGCATCATGATTGGCTTTAATGGCGTTAAGTACAGCGACCCGTCTGACCGCGCCGCTCACCCGCTGTTGCAGGACTGCGGTATTGGCTGGCTGGAAAAAATCCGTCAGGAAGCGAAGCACCGCGTCATTTCCAATGTGACGATCACCTCGCGCGATGAAGATAACAAGGTTGTCGCAAAAGGTACTTACGGCAACATTGGCGCTGCGGTGTACGACGCCAAAAACAGCCTGATGGATGAATGGCACAAGCGTAACCCGGATAACGTGGTCATTCTGGCGGGCGACCTGCTGACGAGCAGCAATTTCTCGGCCATCAATGCCTTAAGCCAGACCAACCCGAATACTGAAATGCTGGCCGGTCAGTTGATTGTCGCGCAGGAGCGCGTAGGCAATATGCCGACCTTCATTGCGCCTTACTTCCCGGTGAATGGCGTGCTGATCACGCCGTTCAAAAACCTGTCGATTTACTACCAGCGTGGTGGTCTGCGCCGGACGATCAAAGAAGAGCCGGAATACAACCGTATCGCAACGTATCAGTCCTCAAACGATGACTTCGTGATTGAGGATTACGGCAATGTTGCGTTCATTGACGGGATTCAGTTCGCCCAGGCCGAACCGGCAGGCGAGTGACAGAAGCGGCGGGGTATTGCCCCGCCATGACGGGGAGAAGTGACGATGCTAACACCGGCACAACGGCATTTTCAGAAGGTTATGGCAGAACGCCGGGGCCAGGCGGATGAAGAATCCGATATCCAGCGCACCGCACATGAGCAGATTCTGCATCGCCTGCGTATGGACCTGTCCCGCCTCAGCGGCGTGCAGTCCGAAGAAACCAAAGCCGAAATGAAAAAATCCATGCTGCCTGACTACGAGGGATGGATTGAAGGCACGCTCGACGGCGACAACGGGCGGCAGGATGAAGTGATTACCCGGCTGATGGTCTGGGCGATTGACTGTCGTGATCATGCGCTTGCGTTGAGGCTGGGGCGCTATGTGGTGCGCCACGGGCTGACGCTGCCGGATAACTTCAACCGCACGGCAGCAACATTCCTGACTGAAGAAATGAGCAAACCGGTACTGACACTCGCCGCCGCGGATGCTGACGCTGATTTATCAGCCAGTACCGCTGTGCTTGATGAAGTGGCGGAAATTGTCGCTGACAGTGATATGCCGGATGTGGTGCGCGCCAAGTTGTGCAAGGCCCGGGCGCTTTCCCGCCGTGGTGCGACTGATATCACGACCAAAGCTGAAGCGCTGGCGCTGTTCCGTGAGGCGCTGACGCGTAACCCCAACGCCGGGGTGAAAAAAGAGATCGCCACGCTTGCCCGTGACGTTAAGAAGCTGTCTGCGGATGGCGGCACGGATGAAGGCGACGCGGCCAGCACCGGCGAAACTGACGGTGTTACAGAGTCGGTTGCTAAAGAGACCGCCACCGGCACCGCCAGTGCAGCAGGTAAAGCGACGGCGCGTAAAACCACGACCAGGGCGGCAACAGGCAGAGCGACAAAGCGCAAACCTGCCAGCCAGAAAAAGAATTAACGACTTCGGCCCGTCCGACAGGCGGCGCGGGTGGAGATCTGCCCGTTTACGGTCTTTTAACCACCCGCCCACCGCCTGATTTATGGGAGATAAGTGCATGAGCAGCCTTGTGGCAAATAAGCGCATTTTGCCTGCCGACAGTGATACCCCCGATGTTGATGATGGTGATGCCACCGTCAGCGCCGGGAACTTCTGGCCGGTGATTAAGCTGGCCGATCTCCGTCTGGCTGCGCGTATCACAGGTGGTATCACCACGTCCAGGCTGATGCACGTCACCACGGAAGCGGTAGCCCATGTCACCGCGCAGTTGCTTGACTGGCGTGCCGGTCAGGTCAAAGCAGGTTTTCACACACTGGAAGATGTGCCTTCAGCCCTGCCGTCAGATGAGATGGAAAAGCTGATGATAAACGGTGAAAACGTGAAGGTGTACCGCTTCAGGCGTGCGGTTTATTCGATTGCCAGGGCGCTGGTACTTGAAGGTTATCGCGACGTCGATACCACGGCGAAAGGCGACAAAGACGCCGCCGCGCTTGACCTGCAACGGGATGATCTCTGGCGGGATGCCCGCTGGAGTATCGCCGACATTCGCGACACGCCGCGACTCTATGCGGAGCTTTGCTGATGAAAGTGAAGGCGTTGCAGGGGGATACGGTGGATTTGCTTTGCTGGCGTCACTACGGCACCACGCAGGGCGTGACCGAAAAAGTGTTATCGGCCAATCCCGGACTGAGCCAGCAGGTTTTTCTTGATGCCGGGCAGGAGATTGAACTACCGGAAATCGCGCGTAAAGCGACACAGGAGATGGTGCAGCTATGGGGTTAAGTTTCTTTCAGCGCCTGAATGACTGGCTGACTTTCACCATGTCAGCAATGGTCACGAGTATCGGCGTCATGACACTGAGCGAAAAGATTGCGCTGGCCGGTCTTCTCGTCGGGATGGTTTTTGGTGCCCGTGGATGGCTCTATCGCGCCCGCATTGAACGGGGGCAGAAGCGCCGCAACGAGCTGATTAATCAGATTCTGGAGCAGGCAGCGCACAGGCAAATGAGTGAGTCAGAGCGCCGTGCGCTTGACCTTCTGCAACAGAATGAGCCGGAAGATGAAACAACTTATTAAAAAGTGCTCCATTGCGGCCATTGTTGCGCTGGGTATCACACTGAGTCCGGGTGCGTTGCGTACAACGCCTGAAGCGCAGCAGAAGATCGCAGGCTGGGAAGACTGCCGGAATACACCGTATTACTGCACGGCTGGCGTACTGACGGTCGGGATTGGTTCGACGGGGCGAGTTGAGAAGCGGGAATACAGCGACAGCGAGATCGCCGGTCGCTGGATTAACGATATGCGGCACGCTGAAAACTGTATTAACCAGAATTTTGAAGGCGCGTATATGCCACAGTCCGCCTTTGAGGCCATGACGGATGCCGGTCTCAATGTAGGCTGCACGGGTCTGATGTGGTTCACGAACAGTCAGAAGCGAAAGCAGCGCACGACCATATGGAAGAAAGCGCAGACACATGAATGGCAGGCAATGTGTAACCGGCTGACGGACTTTGTAAACAGCAGCGGTAAGCACAGTCAGGGGCTGGTTAACCGGAGAACTTATTTTAAGGCATGGTGCCTGCGTGACGTGGAGGCGGCGAAGTGAAGATTACCGTCATTTTATGCGCATTGCTGGCGCTGGCCTCTGGTGGGCTGCTCTGGCAGACACACCAACGCGGTCAGGACTCCGTTCGCAACGAAGCGCTTTCCCGTGAAGTGAAAAGCAATGGTGAGGTGCTGGGTGAACTGCGTGCGCTGTCTGCGGACGCCCGTGAAGTACTGGCACAGTTGCGGGCAAACGAACAGCAAAGAAACTCCCAGGGAGAAATGCGACGTGAAAACATGCGCGATGCCATCAAAGACGATACGTGTGCTAACACTGTTGTGCCTGCTTCTGTCAGTAACAGCCTGCAACACCGTACCGCCACGGCCACAAGTGAAAATCGTGCACGAACCAGTGCCGGAAAGCCTGACGGCAGCAACGCCCGCGCCGGAACTGATCGTCCCGGTAACGTGGGGCGCGATAGCAATCTGGAGTGATCGCCTGCGCGATGCACTGGACACCTGCAATGCCGATAAAGCGGCGATAGCGGATCTCGATATGCGTCGCCTGAAAAGACTGACTGACCACGCGAGGGCCACACAATGAACTTATTCGACTACCTGAGCGCTCACCCTTACTGGACGCTCATTTACCTGCTGATCATCGCGGGCGCGATTGAACGTTTCGGGCGTTAAGAAGGTGTCACCATGCTGAAAACTGATTCACTGCGCGAGACCCTGACCCGCGCAAACAAATGGTGCAGGGCCAATCCTGAAGCCTTCACCGTTTTTGTGGAAGAAGGGAACATTGAGACGACCGGCGAAACGCCGTCGTTCATGTATCGCTATACCCTGGTGCTGTTTGTGATGAACTTTGCCGGTGATATTGATGATTTTACGTTGCCGTTAATGGCATGGCTCTGGCACAACCAGCCCGATCTGCTGCTGAACCCGGAGAAGAACCGGGACATTAAATTTACGACCCTTATCAACAACGACGATACCGTCGACATTCTGTTTGAAATGCCGCTGCGCGAGCGCGTGAAGGTCACTCTGAATGAAAACGGCATTCCCCGCGCGGAGCATTTGCCGGAACCGAAGCCGCGCATCCCGTCAGCAGACGGCGACTGGGGTGCCATCTTTGAGGATGCGACGTGGGAGGCTGACGCGCATGAGTAACGATCTCTTCCATGAGCTGGATCAGGTCTTCAGCGACATACTGGCGGCAACCTCGCAGGCCGGACGTATCCGCACCGCCCGCGCTGTAGGTCAGGCGCTGCGAAAGAGCCAGCAACACCGTATCAAAGCGCAGCAAAACCCGGAAGGCTCGCCATACCCCGCCCGCCGTCGCCGGGTACTGCGTTCTCAGCAGGGTATTGTATTTGTCTGGCAGGGTGAGATCCGCCGCCTCAAAAACTGGCACGGTGGCCGGGGAAAATACGGGCGCACCATTACCGGCTTTGACGAAGAACGCAACGATATTCGCACGTTTTACCGCAGCGATATTGAGCGTTACATCGAGATTAATACGCGCTCAGTGCGCCGCAGCACAGCAAAGAAAGTGCCGATGTTTCAGCGGTTGCGCGGCTATCGCTTTCTCAGAATGCGCGCTGATGCTGGCGGCACTTCCGTGGGTTATGACGGCGTGGCCGCGCGCATTGCGCGTGTGCACCAGTACGGACAGCGAGATCAGGTCGGGCCGGGTGCCTTTGCTAAATATCCGGTGCGTGAGCTGCTGGGCTTTACCGCTGGCGATGAGCAGATGATTACGGAACAGGTGGTTAACAGCCTGGGGAGTGCCGCACGATGAGCGCTGAACTGATCCGCCTGCTGGAAAATATCCTCCGCGTCGGCGTCGTTATTGACGTTGATGAAGAGAGCTGGCGCGTGCGCGTGCAAAGCGGCGAACTTCATACCGACTGGCTGCGCTGGAACACCACGCGCGCCGGAGCATTCAGCATCTGGGTGCCGCCTTCCGTGGGTGAGCAGGTCTGGATTGGCTGTATGGGTGGCAACCCTGAAACAGCGGTCATTATTGGCAGTCTCTACAGCAACGATCACCCTGCGCCGGGCAGCAGCCTGAAAGAAATTGTGCTGACAGCGCCAGACGGTGCGTCTTTCCGCTATGACGCAGAGGCCAGCGCGCTGGAAGCGCAGGGCATGAAAACCGCACATATCAAAGCCTCTGCCAGCGTCACGCTTGAAACCCCCCTGGTGGAATGCACCGACCACCTGAAAACGAAAACCTTTGAAGCCTCTGAGGGTGGAAAGATGAATGGCGAATTTTCAGGGGGTATGACCTTTAACGGCGTTAAACCAGACGATCATGATCATGGTGGCGTGGAGTCTGGAGGCAGTTGGACTAAGGGGGTCAGATGACAGTGCGCTATACCGGCATGAACCCGGACGCCACGGGCCAGCTTACCGATACCGATCAGCTGTGGAATTCAGTACGCGACATACTGACCACGCCGCTGGCAAGCCGGGTAATGCGACGGGATTACGGCAGCATGATCCCCGATCTGCTGGATGAACCGCAGAGCGAAGTAACGCGCCTGCAATGTATGAGTGCGGCAGTTATCGCCCTGACGATGTGGGAACCGCGTATTGCCCTGAACGGCATCAATATCAGTTTTTCAAAGAGTGGCGCTGTCACTGCTGAACTGGTCGGCATTATCACCGAGACCATGCAGACGGCAGGCACAGCGCTGACGCTCAGGAGTGGCAGCAATGGCAACAGTTGATTTATCGCAGCTACCGCAGCCGCAGATTATCGAAGTGCTGGACTTTGAAGTCATTCTCAGCGAGGTAAAAGCCGTCATGCTGGCGGCATTCCCGCAGGAACAGCAGGCATCTGTAGCTGCTGCGCTTGAACTGGAATCCGAACCGCTGAATGTGATCGCCCAGGTAGTTGCTTACCGTGAAATGATGCTCAGGCAGCGGATTAATGACGGTGCGGCTGCGTGCATGCTGAGCCATGCCGTATCGTCCGATCTTGATAATCTCGCGGGCAACCTGAACACCGAACGTCTGATCATCATCCCGGAGACGGCAACCACTGACGCGGTAACGGAAAGTGATACCGCACTGCGTTTGCGCGCACAGGCTGCGTTTGAAGGGCTTAGCGTGGCGGGGCCAACCGGCGCATATGAATATTTTGCCAGAAGTGCCAGCGGCAAAGTGGCGGACGCCAGAGCGATCAGCCCGTCGCCCGCCGTGGTGGTGGTCTCTGTGCTGTCCACCGAAGGCGACGGCACCGCCAGTGCGGAACTGCTGGCGACGGTGGATAAAGCGCTGTCTGCTGACGATAAGCGCCCCGTTGCCGATCGTCTGACCGTTCAGGCGGCAGAGATCGTGAATTATCAGATCAATGCTTTGCTCTATTTCTACCCCGGTCCGGAGTCTGAACCCATCCATACCGCCGCGCAGGATGCGCTTCAGTCCTGGCTGAATCAGCAGGGCAAAATTGGTCGTGACGTAGCACGCTCAGCCATTATGGCGGCGCTGCATGTTCAGGGCGTGCAGAGGGTGGAACTGCTGGAGCCTGCCAGCGATATTGTGATCGATGATACCCAGGCGGCGCGGTGTGAGTCCTTCACGATTGAGACCGGGGGCACCGATGAATAATAACATGCTGCCACCTTCAGCAAGCGGCTTTATGCGCAGTACTGAGAAGGTGACGGAACGGCTTACTGATATCCCCGTTGACCTGCGTAAGCTGTGGAATCCGGATGAATGTCCGGCTGTTCTTCTGCCCTACCTCGCCTGGGCGTTGTCTGTTGACCGCTGGGATAAGAACTGGTCAGAACAGACCAAACGGCAGGTAATTAAAGCCTCCTGGCTGGTTCACCGCCAGAAGGGCACTATTTCCGCTTTGAAGCGCGTCGTTGAACCGTTCGGCTTTCTTCTGCGCGTGATCGAGTGGTGGCAGAGCGGAGAAGAGCCGGGAACCTTCCGGCTTGAAATCGGTATTCAGGAGCAGGGAATTACGGAAGAAACCTATCTTGAGCTTGAGCGTCTTATTGACGATGCCAAACCGCGAAGCCGCCACCTTACGGGCCTGTCTCTTTCGCTTCAGTCGCAGGGCTATATCGAAGCCGGGGCGGGATGCTATATCGGCGATACGCTGACCGTTTATCCCTATTTTCCTGAAACCCTGTCCGTGGGCGGTGGCGACTACACCGGCGCGGCAGTGCATTTAATTGATACTGTGGAGATCGCAAGTGGCGACTAAATATTTTGCCCTGTTAACCAATATCGGGGCGGCAAAACTGGCAAACGCCACAGCATTGGGTGCGCAGATTGAGATCACCCAGATGGCTGTGGGTGATGGCAACGGTGTACTGCCGACACCGAACCCGGCACAAACCGCGCTGACGCACGAGCTGCGCCGTGCGCAACTGAATATGCTGACCATCGACCCGGTAAACACCAGTCAGATTATTGCGGAACAGGTCATACCGGAAGATGTGGGCGGATGGTGGATCCGTGAAATCGGCCTGTTTGATAAAGACGGCGATATGATTGCGATTGCCAACTGTGCAGAGACCTATAAACCGCAGTTACAGGAAGGCAGCGGGCGCGTGCAGGTCATTCGCGTGATCCTGATTGTGAGCAGTACCGAAGCGGTAACGCTGAGAATCGATCCGTCCGTGGTGCTGGCGACGCGTAAATACGTTGATGACGCCGTGATCGAGGTGAAGGCATACGCAGACAGCGTAATGAAAAAGCATACCGATGCTGATAACCCGCACAGCCAGTACCTTCAAATCGAAAATGCACTGGCAGAAATTAATGACGCCGGTCTGATTGCTGACGTTCTCAAAAACCTTGGTTTAACAGAAAAGTTTTCCGGGCGTTTAATTGGCAGTCAGATTTTTACCACGCCTGGAGCAATCAACTACAAGCCTACGCCCGGAACTAAACGCATCAGGATTATCGTCACAGGTGGTGGCGGCAGAGGCTACGGCTATCTCGGATGGGGTAGCGGCTTAACAAGTCGTGGCGCAGGTGGTGGCGCGGGCGGAACAGCCATCGCATTGCTGAACGTGGACGACACCAAAACTTACCCCGGCGTTGTAGGCCGTGGCAGCGATGAAACCCTGTCAGCAACAAGCAGCACATTCAACGGCCTGCTGACGGCGGGCAACGGCGTGAATACTTCATCAGGTGATGCTGGCGGCGCGGGCGGAACAGCTATCGGCGGCGATCTGAATATTCAGGGCGGTGACGGCAGCGATGCGCCTGGCATTATCTCGACGAACACAAACCCTTACAGGGGCGGCTCCGGCGATGGCGGTGTGAGTTACTGGGGCGGAGGCATCCGCAGTGGTGAAGGTTTATCATCCGGTAAACGCAAAACCTTTGGTGCTGGCGGTGGCGGGACGACCCGGGCCAATCCCTTTATCGGCAGCTATGGATCAGATGGTGTGATTTATATTGAGGAATTCAGCTGATGAAAACATATGCCCGTATTGAAAATCAGCGCGTCGCGGAAATCGTTTCGCTGGATATGCAGCCTAAAAAACTCTATCACCCGTCACTGGTATGGGTTGATATCACCTCGCTGCCCGAGCAGCCTGATATAAATTATAACTACAGCGACGGTGTGTTTACGGCACCGGTTACGGACGCTGAGAATGCAGTGTTGATTGCCAGCAGCAGGCTGGCAGCCGAAATGGATGAGGCAAACCGGGTAATTGCGCCACTACAGGATGCGGTTGATATCGGCATTGCGGCAGATGCGGAGATCACCCGCCTGGCAGAGTGGAAGCGATACCGGGTGGAGCTAAGTCGGATTGATACCAGTAAGGCACCCGATATTAAATGGCCGGTCAGGCCGGAATAAACGAAGCCCGCATTGCGGGCTTTTTTTATGCGGGCTTTTCAGGCCATATTATATTTTCAGCGTCTTCCGTGTTCACCCGCATCAGCATGACGCGGTATTTCTTCCAGGCAATAAGCTGGCCTTTCTCATCATCTGTCGCTATCCCTAAATCGTTCGCATCCTGCAGGGGCTGAATAATCGTATCGGCCTCGGCCCTCAGCCTGCTGCGCTTGTCTTCCGCCTGGCTGATAAGTTCATCGGCTGTCGGTAGCGGCTGCTCGGTAAGGCACGGGCGCAAATCAGCACCGCAGGCAATCAGCTTTCCTTTTCCCTGCCCGGTAAGCAAATCGGCCCACTCTGTTTCAGTAATATCAACCGCATCATCGGGGATCACTTTATTGATAGCGGTATCGTAAAACGCATTTTTTGAAGGCGAGTATTTTTTCATTTAAATTCCTAACGCTATCCACCAGACACCCTGCTGAGTAGTATCAGGGCCGGTATTTGTAAGAGAAAAAGATGATTTATCGCGATATTGCACACCTACTGCGTATTCCCCTTTAAGCGGAAGTGAAGAGCCTTTATTAGCAACAAGTGAAAATCCGGCGTTTGGAAACGAGACAGGAAGCGTAACTGTCGTGGTTGTCTGCTGTGCAAAGCTGCCGCTCCCCCATTGCAGGATCAAACCGTTCGGAAATTTGCAGTACCCGTTTCCACTCTTCACGATGGAAAAGAAACTCATATCTGGTAGTTGCCCGGCACCGTTTCCGACGTTCTTTTTTGCCGCATCTCCTAAACCAAGGTTTTAGAAAAAGCTTATTTACCCTTCAAATGGCATGATCCAAGACTTTTGCTAGAGGGCTTTGCATGTTGATCGGTTACGTTCGCGTGTCAACAAATGACCAGAACACGGCATTGCAACGAAATGCGCTGAGGTGCGCAGGATGTGAGCTGATATTTGAGGATAAAATCAGTGGCAAAACCGCAGAAAGGCCGGGGTTAAAGAAGTTAATGAAGTCGCTTTCGGAGGGCGATACGCTGGTCGTCTGGAAGCTGGATCGGCTGGGAAGAAGTATGCAGCATCTGGTGATAATGATTGAGTCGCTGCTAAGCCTGGGGGTTAATTTCCGCAGCCTGACAGACAGCATTGATACCAGTACGCCAATGGGGCGTTTCTTTTTCCATGTCATGGGTGCGCTGGCAGAAATGGAGAGAGAATTAATCGTCGAGCGCACACGAGCGGGCCTGGTGGCTGCTCGCGAGCAGGGAAGGATTGGCGGCAGGCCACCAAAACTGACACCAGAACAGTGGGCACAGGCTGGAAGGCTATTAGCGGCGGGTGAATCACGTCAGCAGGTTGCTTTAATTTACGATGTCGGGATATCAACGCTTTATAAAAAATTTCCCGTTACAAAAAGGAAGAATTCCGGCGCAAATAGTCGATTATGAGTGTGCTGGTCGTGCGTATCAGGTCCGGTCATTTTTAACTGTGCTGTCGCGAGGCCAGTTATGGCTGTTTAGTAAAAGACAAAGCGGGCAAATGCCCGCTTTAATTTTATGTGGATGCCGTCAGAACAGGCCCGACAGCGTACTACTGGCAGAGTTATAGGCGGAGGTGGCTTTATCCTTCAGCCCTGTAAGCAAATCGCCAACGGACGAGGCTTGCAGACGCTCGCGCAGGTCTTCATCACAGCGCTGGAAGCTGATCGAAAACTCTATTTTTTTCGCCTTTCCGTAACGGTCAAACTCTGTGTGCGTGGCCTGTAGCCCGGTCAGCGCATACATCCCGTAAATCTGCCCCGCTCCGCTGATTAAAGGCCAGGGACGCCCGGTGTATGCCTGCGTTGCCAGAACGGTGAGAGACACATCTCCGCCCGTAATTTCAGGGTAAAGCACCCCGTCCAGGTTGATCTGCGTTTCGCCTGCACCGATGTACTGCCACTTTGCCGATCGGTTGATGCGGTCATTCTTCACATGCCGCCAGTTCAGTGAGTGTCGCAGCTGCTGGTAAGGCAGCGTCTTCAGTTCAAAAACGAACATCCCGTATACCATCATCATAATGTTGCCCTCCCTTAATCTCTGTCTTTAAAGGTGCCACGGCTGAGCCGTTCACGGCGGGCCAGTTCAGCATTTACCGCGTCAGCAGCAATACGGCCAATTTCGCGCGCGTCCTGCCGGTCAACGCCGTGCAGGTGCACGTGGATTTCTCCTGTAAAGCCGCCAGTGGCAACCGGTATATTGCTGGCGCTGCGGCTGACTGGCGGAAGTTCCGCCTGCCTGACGGGAAGCGATGCCGCCACTACTGCGGGGCGTGCACTCAACCGGCCTGCCGTGGTGGTGCTGGCAAGCTGCGACTCCTTCCATTCCCCACGAACGGCCAGCGCACGCGGCAGGTTTTTAAAAACGATATCGCCGGGGCCGATCTTCTTCGTGTTATCGGCTGTTGCTTTGGTGTTGCTGTCGATATTCTGCAACCGGCGCATCGTGCCGTTATCGCCGGTCAGCGGTGATGTAGGTTGTGGTGCTCCGGGTGCCGGGGTTTTTACCTCAACTTTTTTGGGTACGATTTTAGCGAGATCCCCCTGAAGAAGGGCCACTTTGTCCTGAAGAACGGCCATGCGCTGCGCGTCTTCGATCTTCTTCCTGGCTTTTTCGGCCTCATCAGGCAGAACGCCGAGCTTTTCTAGGATCCAGGCTAATGTATCCAGCAGCATTTTTGCGGGTGCCAGAACAAGCTGGAGCGCACCGCCCAGAACGTTGCCGAACACCTCACCGGCGCTGGCGCATTTGTCCAGCGTTTCCTTGCTGGACTCCATTGGGGAAAGCAGAGATTTGAACCAGTTAAAGACCTGGCTGATACCGTTGCTCATTGCATCAAAGATGGGGCTGAACTGCGCGAAGGTCTCGCGCAATGGTGCGAGTCTTTCCGTGATGCCAGTGAATACGCCAGCAAAAAACGCCTTAAGAGGATCCCAATGCCGCCAGATAAGCACGCCGGCAGCAACAAATGCCGCCACTATCAGGCCGATCGGACTCAGCAGCAGTGACAGTGCTGTACCCAGCACAGAAATTGCGGTTGTGATAATGCTCCATATGGTCGCAAAACCCGTCAGGCGAAGGGCGAGCATTCCGATGTTTTTAGTTAGCATTCCCAGCGCGGCACCAGGTGCAAGAAATACCCCCATAAGTGCGCCACGCATCGCGGGTATGATGGCTGAAACACCCCGCATTTTCCCTGCTAACGAGCCGAGAACCGGCACCCATCCGCGCACGCTTGCAATTGCCGGGCCGGAAGCCGTTCCGAGTGTTCGCAAAGCGGAAATCGTTCCGGTTATGCCTCTGCCCCCTGTCAGCAGGGTAAATCCTAACTGGAGTTTAGCCAGTGGCCCCATCAGCAGGCCGATCGCCAGCGATGTGCCACCAATGGCGGCAGTCAGTGCCAGAACGCTGCCGCCGACAATCAGCAGGGATTGGGCGAGCTTCGGATTCTCCTTCGCCCACTCCGTCATATTCCCAACAACATCGCTAAGCCCCTGAGTCAGGGCGCGCAGCTGATTGTCGACGAGATCATTAATCTGAATGCGGAAGCCTTCCCAGGCGCTGTCCAGATTCTTGAGATCGCCATCAAGGTTATCCGCCATTATTTTGGCGGCTTTCTGAGCCTCACCTTTGGCATTTTTTAATTCACCCAGCAGCTTCTGAAGTTCACCGCTCCCGGCTGACATAACCAGCGCCTGGAGTGACTTTGCCGCTTCCTCACCGGCAATATCTTTGAAGAAAGAGAGCTTATCGGTATCGCCGTACTTGCTGATCTTTTTATAGAGATCGGTGAGAACCACTTCAGCAGGGCGCATTTTTCCCGTTGCATCAGCGACCTGCAGGCCAAGTTCTTTAAGGGCATCTTTTGCCCTGCCGGTTGGTGCGGCAAGGCGTGAAAATGTGGCCTGCAAACCTGTACCGGCGATACTCCCACGCAGACCTACGTTCGCCATCACGCCGATCATGGCCGTTGTCTGTTCGACGCTGACGCCAAGGCTGGAAAGGCCAGTACCGGCGTACTTCATTGCCTCACCGATATTTTGCAGATCGGTGTTGGTACGGGTGAACGCACCGGTTAAAACGTCACTGACACGATCCATTTCTTTGGGATCGAGGCGGAACTGAGACAGGATGTTAGAGCTGATATCGGCGCTTTCGCCTAAATCCATACCACCGGCCAGCGCCATATTGAGTACACCGGGCAGTGCGGCCTGAATGGCCTTCGGCGTGAAGCCTGCCATTGCAAGAAACGCCTGCCCGCTGGCGGCGTCAGTCGTGGTGAACTGCGTTTCAGCGCCCAGCTTTTTGGCCTGATCGCGTAGTGCGGAAAAATCAACTGAGCTTTTATCTATGCGGGTCAGCGCCTGCACGCGGGACATTTCCCGATCAAACCCCACCGCGGGGGATAAGAAGCGCCCCGCTGCATAACCGGCAGCCGTGGCCCCGGCAACGGCCATTGTGCCACCGCCGCGAAGTTTGCCCGCTGTTTGCTGCATCTGGTCGTAGCGCGCCCGTGCCTGTGTGACAGCGGCAAGCTGTCGCCGTTCCCGCTCAAGCGTCTGGTTGTACTGTTCGGTCCGGCGAATGGCGCTCTGGATGGTGCGATCGCTGCCGACCAGCGAAACGCCGTGACCGCGCAGTGCCTGTGAAGCGGCGCGCAGCTTAACCATTTCCTGCGTGCGCGCAGAATTAAGGCGCTCCAGCTTTGCGGCCAACGCTGCCATATGGGCTTTTTGCTTGTCTGTAAGCTGTGTACCTTCCCGCTGCGCCTGATTCAGCCCTTCAAGCGTCCGGCTGGCGTCGTCAATTTTGCGGGAGGTCTTTTGCACGCTGTCGCGCAGACGGTTGAACGTGCGGGACTGACTGTCCAGATCTTTAATGCTGGACTGCGTTTTTTTGAGGGATTCAGACAAACCGCCCGCACTCTGGCGGGCGGCATTGACCGGGCGGGTAAGTTTATCGATCGCGCTGAACGCGACGCGGATATTAAGGCTTTTCACTGTCACTGGCTCCACTTCGGACAGCCGCCCGCTCACGCCAGGCTATGACTTCGCCCAGTTCCATCGTGAAGACTTCAGAGGGCGGCCAGTTGAAAACAACCGCGATATCAGCAACCAGATCGTCGATCAGGTCGAACCGCAGGAGTGTTACTGATTCTCCGTCTCCGCCTCGTTCGATGCTCCAGACCCCGCAGGCGTCAAAAAAGGGACGAGCGCTTCTGACAGGCTGACAAAATCGCGGGTATCCATTTCGTTAATCTCAGTCTGTTTGAGGCGCGGTGACGTGACGCGGGTCAGCAGTACTGCCACCGAATCCACATCCATATTCATCACGTTAACCAGCTTCAGCCCACGCAGGGAGCCAGCCTGTTTGATCTCATCCGTGATTGCTACCTGAGTGATTTTCTCATCGCCGCGTACAACGGGCTTTGCCAGCGTAATGGCGTTATCGGTTTTCTTGCTCATTGTTGAATACTCCGGGCGGCACGGGGGTACCGCCACTTATCAGGTTAATCAGTTACCCATTCCCAACGCAGACGTGATGCGGTCAGGGTAGATATTCTTGCCGTCTTTCTTGTAGATGAAGTTCAGCAGATCAAACTCAAACAGCGGCTTGTCGTCGATGGTGAGCCTGTAATAGGTGTTCTTCATCGTGTAACTGACGGAGGTGTCTTCTCCCTGCTTGCTTTCGCCGCCGTCCATTTCGGTGATACGGCCACGCAGTTCGACCTCAACCAGCAGGCTTTCGCCATCGGTGTAATACTCACCAGCGAAGCGGAAGCGGGTTTCGTCGATATCGCCGCAGTAGTTCAGCAGAAGCGACTGAACCAGACCGCCCACCACCATCGTGGTATCCAGTGCGCCACTGTCCAGACCGAGATCTACCGCAGCGGAGCCAATCATCCCGCCGCCCTGAAAATCTTCAGTCTTACGGGTCAGTTTTGGCAGCGTCACGGACGAGACTTTGCCAATGCAGTTGCTGCCGTTCACAAAGCAGGTGAACAGGCGCAGTTTGTGAGGAACGGCCATTTATGCACCTCCCAGCGAAGAGAACGCCGATTCAAAGTATTCATCGGTGAAGGTCTGGTACATCGTCAGATCCTCCATCGGTGGAACGGGCGTATATTTATAGCGAATGCGCACCTGCCCCTGACGGAGACCGGTTGTCGGGTTATCCAGGATATCAAACCAGCATTCAGCGCCGATTAGCCGTCCCTGCGTCACCAGCGAGCTGAGTTTTCCGCTGATACCGCTGACCACATCCTTGACGTTGGCCGGGGTTAGCGGTTCGTCAATGGCCTCAAACTGCGCTTCTGCAATGCTGTCAGCCAGAATCTGGGCGGTACGGGTATAAACCTCAAAGATGTAATCTTTGGTATCCGTGACGCGGTTGCCCCAGAACCGGAAACCGTTACGCTTGATAAGCGTCGTGATCTCCTTGTTGTTGAGTTCGTTCGCGTCGCTGTCTTCGGCCTGTAGCGACCAGAAAACATCCTGCGAAATACCCAGCACGTTCTTGACCGACACGTTGGAAAGCGATTTATGCCAGCCCTGATTGTTGTCAATCAGCGCACGCAGCCCGCAGGCATACGCCGGGGCCGGGAAAGTTTCGTTTTCTCCGGTCAGCGGGTTGTAGGCGATAAAATCAGGCCAGATAAGCATAAGTTCGCGGTAAGCGAAGGTTGCACGATATGCGATGGCTTCTGCCATCGTCTTGCAGCCATAGCAACTGGCATAAACAAACGCACGCAGGTTTTGCGCAATGACGCACAGCGCGGAGGTTACTTCTTCCGTGTCGTAGTCTGGTGCGGCCAGAATGCGCGGACGATAGCCGACCTTTTGTTCAGCCGTCAGAAATGCGTACATGCCGGTATAGCTGCCGTCTTCTGCCGTGCCGCCCATGATGAGCTGCGATTGCGTTTTGCCGCCTTCCTCTTTCGTAGCTGCTGCCACGCGCACAACGATCACCTTCGGGCTGGTCTGGTCAGCAATGGCTTTAAGCGTTTTGTACAGGGAGCCGGTTTTACCCGCCTTACCCAGCACATTGTTAACCCGTGTCACTAATACGGGGGTATTCAGGGGGAAGGCTTCCGCATCGGCATCATCCGCCACGGCGACAACCCCAATGACATTCGATTCAATGTCATTGATAGCCGCCACAAGGTCGGTATTCTCCCGGATGCGGGCACCATGAAAGCGAGATTCCGCCATAGTTTCCACCATTACGTTATTGAGTTCGCGGTGATAATCCCCCATGTCTGACCGCCACTCACGCTATTGCGGGTCTGGCCGGACAGTGACAACAAAAACCGGTTTGGTCTCCTCCGCGCGCGTGGGATCCTTCGCCGGAAGAAGGGGGAAGCATGGCACTTACAGACCTGACCAAATCACTTAACGACGCCGTCAGCAGTTATAACGATTCACTGACCGAGGCGGTAAAAAGTCCGGGATTCAGCATTACGATGGGCGGGAAAGTGCTGACGCAGCTTGGTGATCGGATCATGTCGCTGTCACTGACGGACAACCGGGGTTTTGATGCCGATCAGCTGTCAATATCCATTGATGACAGTGACGGCATGGTTGCGCTGCCGCCGCGCGGGGCTGAGCTTGCCGTATCATTTGGCTGGCTGGGTGAACCGCTGATTTACAAGGGGCTGTATACGGTTGATGAGGTATCCCACGAAGGCCCGGCAGATACCATTGGCATTACTGCCCGCAGCGCTGATTTTCGTGAAGAGTTCAACGTTAAGCGTGAAGTCTCATGGCATGACGTGACCGTTGAGCGCGTTGTGTCGGCCATTGCGCACCGTTACGGACTGAAGGCGCAGATCAGTGAAATGCTCATGGATATTGAGATTGATCACGCCGACCAGACGCAGGAAAGCGATATGTCTTTCCTTACCCGCATGGCGGACATGCTGGGCGCAATTGCCACCGTCAAGAACGGCAGCATGCTGTTTATCCTGCCTGGCGGCGGTGTGACCGCTGACGGGAAGGCGCTACCCTCTGCCAGCATTGACCGTACAAGTGGTGACCGGCACCGCTTCCGCATCGCCGATCGGGATGCATATACCGGAGTCCGGGCTTACTGGCTGGATCTGAAATTTGGCAAAAAGAAAAAGGTCAGCATTAAGCGCCGCAAACCTGCAAAGCCCAGAAAAGAGAAGAGCAGCAGCCGTGAGGGCGACTACATGGAAGGCGCAGACGGTAATATTTATGTGCTGCGCAAGACCTACCAGAATGAAGACGCGGCAAAACGTGCGGCGGCGGCAAAGTGGCAGCAGCTTCAGCGTGGCGCGGCAGAGTTTTCGATCACCCTGGCGCGTGGCCGCGCTGAGCTTTACCCTGAAATGCACGTCACGGTTAGCGGTTTTAAGGATGAAATAGACAATCAGGACTGGATTATTGCGCGTGCTGAGCACGTTATAGACGACAGCGGTTTTACCACCCGGCTGGAGCTGGAAGCGAAAATACCTGACTGGATAGCGGAAACTGAATAAAATGAAATGGAGTTCAACTCCCACAGGGGAGCCATCATTATGTTCAGGTGTCCATTCTGCGGGGCAATGGCCCGCACCCGTACCAGCCGTAAAATAACCGATATGACAATCCGGCAATATCACCAGTGCCAGAATCTGGAGTGTAGCCGGTCATTCACCACGTTAAACAGCGTGGAAAGGGAAGTAACAAAGCGCGCAGGCACTGCACCGTTACCGCCTGATTTCATCCCCCGCGATGCTTTTCCGGCCTCTCATTATGGAAGAGATCAGTTAAGTCTTACGCTATAAAAAAACCCCGCGAAAATCGCGGGGTTTTGTCTTTGTAATGTGGACACTTTTGTCGAAGTGTGGACGCTATGTGGACGCTGATTTTAAAAATCCTTTTCCTTCAGCAAGTTAAAAGCTTGACCTTCCCCTTGATGGAAGGTTTATGCTTAAGCATGAATCGAAAATGACCAATCGGTCAAATGGGATTACAGAAGGAGTTGATTATGTCACACACTATTTCTCTGGCACTGGACGGCTTATCCTGCGGCCACTGTGTCAAACGTGTCAAAGAGGCACTGGAACAACGCGA